GGTTGACCAAGTGGCACTCGTCAATGATCACAAGATCAGTGTGGCCTAACTGCTTGGCCTTGGTACGCACCGATTGAATGCCAGCAAAGGTGATCGGCTCACCCAAGTCCTTGCGGCCAATGCTTGCGCTGTAGATGCCCATCGGAGCGCCAGGCCAATGCTGGCGCATCTTCTCAGCGTTCTGCTCAATCAATTCCTTGACATGCGTGAGCATCAGCACCCGAGTCTCAGGCCAGTTCTGCAAGGCGTCCTTGCACAGCGCCGCCACAATGTGACTCTTGCCTGAGCCGGTGGGCAGCACCAGACACGGGTTACCCTTGCCGCCCTCCTCAAACCATGCGTAGAGCTGGTCTATGGTGCGTTGTTGGTAGTCACGGAGCATCAGCCAACTATCCTTGCATCCCAAACCTGGCGCATCTCAGCAATGATTGGGTCACCACTGGCGCAAGCCTCAGCATTAGCTAGCAGTTCTGTGCTACCCCAGACGCCTTCTTGCGCTGGGTCACCGTTTGCCATGTTCACGCCATTTATCTCATAAACAGCAGTGAATTCATCTGGCCCGTCTTTGCGTTGCCACGGCACTAGATCGGGGTGCAGAACATGCGACTCGCAACCCTTGTGCTGCGCGTCCACTGGGATCACATCGTTCCACTTAGCGCAGTGCCAAGTGCTGTCAGGCATTGGCGTGGCGTTGGCACAGGTGCGGCAATTGACATGCTTGGTGGTCTTGGTTTCGTGGCAGAACTTGTACGCATCGCAGAACTTGCACTGATACCAGCTTGGGTCTGAACTAATTGGCTCAGGCATGCGCTCGGCCAGTGCAATGTAGTGGCCTCGGCGCACCGCTTTTTCTGAGACTTCCTTGTCAAACTTCACGCGCTCAGTGTGAATGCGGTCATCATCCTTGCAGATGGCGACATACAGCGCACGGTCAATGCCAGTGCCTTGCATATAAACTTGCATCTGGGTGAAGTGCTCGGGCTTGGCCTTCTCTACGCCGTCCTTGACCAGCGCATCAAACGACTTCTTGCTGTGAGTCTTGAACTCGGCCACATGCTTGGCCTTCGGGGCTTCGGGCACGCCCTTGTCAATGATGGCGTCCAAGCTGCCAGAGACATGGCCTCCAAAATCAACTCGGTGCTGGGCAGACACCTTGCGGACATCCAGCCCAATAGCACGCAAGTCACTGATGATGGTGGCCTCCTCGTTCTGCCCCCTGCGGAACAAGCGCAAGATGCGGCCAGAGAACTCAGGTTGCACCGCCCACCGAAACGACAACCACAGCCAACGGTCACAGACATGGCCCAATGTGCTAGCCCCGAGGTGCGGCCTTGGCTTTTCTGACTTTGACTCGTGGTGCTTGTCAACTAGGGCGGCAATGGTATTATCTGGTTGGGGAATAATCACTTGTTCTCTCCTTGATTGATCTTGAACCCCGCACTTTCATCGGTGCGGGGCTTTTTTTTTAAGGTGGGGGTACTCGCTGCACTGTTGTAGTCGTCCTCAGCATGACACACAGCATCCGCTTTCCCCCCGAAAATCACTTCTTGGCCCAAGGTGGCGCAGCCTTAGCAGCGGCTGCTGGCGCAGATGCCGGTGCTGCTATAGCGGTTGGCGCTACGCTACCAGACACCGACTTGAAGCCCCGCACCTCGTTGCTTGCGCCATATTGCGCGTCTTGCTTAATGTCCAGCTTGATGCTGATCTGACCACCAATCAATTGGTCAGTGTCGGCCACCTTTGCCAGCCCAATCGCACGCATGATCTCGCCCAACTGCTGGCGCCCGATCTCCTCAGCCTTAGGGTTGGCGTTCTTGATGTTCAGGTTGCCAAACACCACACGACCCTGATGGCTCGGGCCGGTGATGTCGTAGCGCAGCTTGATGTACTGACCATTGCCAGCCTTAGTGTCCTTCAACTCAGCTTGGCTGATGGTGCATGTGTACCAACCAGCAGGCAGCGGTTCAAAGTTGTTAGCGTTGCCCACGGGCAACTCGTTAACGTCAAATGTTTCGGTGAGAAAAGCCATGATATTTATTCCTTAATGGTGATTTTGAAAGAAGGGCGGCCAGGCTTGGCCGTAATTGCACCAGCCAAATGCTTGGTGATGGACTCGTCTGCTGATTTCCATAGCGTCAGGTTTAGCTCTGGTTTCCAGCGGAACAATGTCGCCAGATGCTCGGTCAAGCCCGACTCAGTAGCCAACATCTGCAACTTCTCCGAGTCAACTTTGCGGTCAATGCGGCCAGAGATTTTGACCACATAGCCATCTGGCTCTGCTGTCTCAGTAGACTCAAACGCTTCAGGCAAGCGCAATGCTTTGACAATCTGGTCTTCAATCTTGCGGCGCTCTACTACCGTGCGCTCCTCAAGAGTTTTGTAGCGCAGCCAATCTGCGCTGAGGGTTTCTAAATCGCTCATAATTCCCTCGCATTCAACATAGCCTCAGCCATGCGATAAGAAGCAAGCGCAACTTCATCATCAGTTATTTCTGAATCTGAACTGATTGTTTCAGCCATGATCAATTGCATTGCCTTGGACGCAAAATAGTCCCGCAATGTCATGCCTTCATGGCCGTTGTAACTGACTGGAAATGCTTGGTCGTTCATGCCTTGCCCCCGATCTTGTCAATAATTGCACCAAGGTCTGGTGCTTCCCAAGACTCCAGCTTGCCCGACCTGTCCTTTGCCAACCACAATCCATCGCTATCGCACATCAGCGCACGCTGCGTCACGCCCTCGCCATCGCGCTCCACGCGCAGTGCCAGCACCTCGTCAAAGAAGTAGGGCAGACCCTGCGTCAGGCTCTTGCCTGGCATGCCAGGGTTGTAAAGCATTTTGCCCATCTCGTCCGTGGACTTTTCCAGCTTGGCGCTCATGTAGACATGCTTGCCTGGCAAGTCTCGGAACGCCCTGATCAACTCTTGCATGGTGCTGTTCATCTCACCATAAGCTGCGCGGCCATCTTTAGACTTCTTCATCTCATGGTGCAGCACCACCTCGGCCACCTCGCTGATTGAGTCCAGCGCCACCGATTGAAAGGCCACAGCCTCCTTGCTGTCCTTGCACCAAGTAAACGCCTCGCGCAAGTCCTCCATGCTAGTGATCTCGATGTAAGGCAGATCAGCGTCTTGGATGGACAGCAAGCCCCCCTCAGCACTCAGCACGATCACATTGGGCAGCGTCTTGACCAGCGTGGTCTTGCCTGCACCAGCTTGCCCGTAGACAAGCAACTTCACTCCATTGGCGGTAAGCCCGCCCGTTGACTTCAGATTGATAGCCATCTGGCTCTCCTTAATTTCACCCACTTCAGGAAATCTGTTCTGGGTGCGTTTGCATCATAAACCATTTTTTAAGGTAAGATGAGCACATTGCAATAAATATTTTCAACAAAGGTGAAAAACATGATGACGCTTGAACAAATCCGAGATGCCCTGTCTGACCGAATGCCCATGAAGGTGGCAGAGGCTACGGGCATTCACTACAACACCATCCGTCAGGTGCGCGACAACCCCAACGCAAATCCAACCCACAAAGTCTTGCTGGCTCTTTCAAACTATTTGGAAAGTCGCAAGGTGGCACATGGCTGACCTCTCAAAAGTCCTTGGTGGCCCGTGGTCACCATCCCCTGAAAAGCTGGTCGCTCCCCCTGAAACGCAACTTATTGACGCCATGCGTGCTGCGGGGCTGGAGCCGCCAGAGGAAATCCACTTTGACGGCAAGATTCACCGCTTTCGCTCCGGCACTAAGGGATCGCCAGGCCACGGTGACAAGCCTGGCTGGTACTTGGTCTTTGGCGATGGCATTCCTGCGGGGCGTTTTGGGTGCTGGCGTGCAGGTCTTGAATTTACTTTTCGGGCTGACATTGGCCGAAAACTAAGCCAGACTGAGGAAATGTCCAACGCCAAGCGTTTGGCTGAGGCCAAAGCCTTGCGGGACGCAGCCCTCGAGCGCCAACATCAGGTCGCTAGCGAGACAGTTGAAAAGATATGGACAGGCGCACAAGCAGCGCTCCCAGATCACCCCTACCTAGCCAAAAAGGGCATTGGCGTGCATGGTGCTCGAGCCACAGGTGATGGCCGCTTGGTAGTTCCGCTGTACGATGCAGACGGCACATTGTCTAGCCTGCAATACATTGACCACGAAGGCGGCAAACTGTACCACGCTGGTGGGCAGACTGGTGGCAAATATTGGGTGGTAGGCTCATCAGATGATCCTGGCACGCTGTACGTTGCTGAAGGCTTTGCCACCGCGGCCACCATCTTTGAAGCCACAAACCGGCCTTGCGTAGTGGCCTACAGCGCCAGCAACTTGGTGCCGGTGACCGGCAGTTTGCGAGAAAAGCACGGCATTATGCAAGACATTGTGATTGTGGCTGACCATGACCAATCCGGCGTTGGTCAACGTTATGCAGAACAAGCATCAGCCAAGTACGGCGCACGCATGGTGATGCCCCCGATTCTCGGTGATGCCAACGATTATGCCCAAGCGGGGCACAATTTGGCCGCACTGCTTATGCCACCAGCAAATGACTGGCTGATCCCCGCAGACGAATTTTCAGCCCAACCCAGCCCCATTTCATGGCTTGTCAAGCGCTGGATTCAGTCCCAAGCCTTGGTCATGGTTCACGGCCCATCAGGCGGTGGCAAGACCTTTGTGGTGCTGGACTGGTGCCTACGCATGGCAAGCGGCATAGAAATCTGGGCAGGCCACAAGGTACGCCAAGGCAATGTGGTCTATCTGGCCGGAGAAGGCCACCACGGCCTGCGAGGCAGGGTAGCAGCGTGGAAACACCACAACAAGGCTGGACGCCTCAATATGTGGCTATCTAAGGACGGCTGTGACCTCAACACCCCCATTGGCTACCTCAAGGTGGTAGAACAGGTCAGGATGCTCAAAGACCGGCCAAGCGTGATAGTGGTCGATACCCTGCACCGATTCTTGGCCGGAGACGAGAACAGCGCCCAAGACGCCAAGACCATGCTGGACGCTTGCTCCAGCCTGATGATGGAGTTTGACTGCTCAGTCATCCTAGTGCACCACACAGGCGTGTCAGACGAGGCTCAGCACCGCGCCCGAGGCTCAAGCGCTTGGCGAGGCGCTCTGGACATTGAGATCAGCATAGTGCCAGGTAAAGACGATCAGCCCATGCAAATCGTTCAGCGCAAGTCCAAAGACGCTGAATTGGCCGAAACCGTGTTCGTAGAACTCCAGCAAGTGACCATCCCCGCGTGGTATGACGAGGACAACCAACCCGTCACCAGCGCAGTCATTGTGCAAGCCCAGACCCCCATCGCCACCAAAAAAGACAGCAAGATCGATAGCCACCGCAAAGCCTTTGAAAACGCTTGGTGGGGCACTGGTGCTGAAATTCGTGATGGTTTACCCTACATCAGCCGGTCAGCATTGAAGGACAAACTGGCCTCAGATGGGCGCAAACCACGCACCATTGAGAACGATCTGAGCGCAGCGTATCCAGATAAATTGATCGGTGCGCTTATTGTTTCTGAGATCATTAGCCCGCTGGAACATGGCTGGATTGTGGTGGACGAGGTGCAATCGAGCGCCATGTTGGTGCGAAAAGGTGGGTGATTTCAAGCCCCCTAGCCCCCTGAAGTCCCCTTTAGGGGGATTGAGGGTTAGGGGGCAAAACGCTCGAAAAGCCCCCTCCCCTCCCCTCACACCCTTTAGGGTGAGGGGGTTAGGGGGCATCGATGCGGCGAGGATTTGGGGTGGAATTATAAATTGGAGAAGTAAGTGGACGCTAACATGCAAAACGAAGTGGTGACCAAACATGCTGGTGGTAGGCCGGTGATTTTTGGGATTGACAATCCGTGCTGGTTTGAAATCTGCAAACAGATTTCTGAGGGCAAGAGCTTGAGCACTGCGTTGAAGTCCGATGGGATGCCGTCTTATCGATCAGCCTTGATGATGCTTCAAACCAATCTGGAATTCAGGACGATGTACGAGAAGGCCATAGAAAGCCGTGCAGACCGTCTTGCTGAGGAAATACTGGAGCTGGCGGATGAGGCCATACCGGCGAATCTTGATGGGCCTTCAAAGAGCGCTTGGGTGCAGCAAAAGCGTTTGCAAGTCGATACGAGGAAATGGGTGGCTGCTAAGCTCAAGCCAAAGGTCTATGGGGATCGAATCGATGTCTCGGTGACTGATACCCGCATCAGCGTCTCTGATGCGCTTAAAGAGGCCAAGCAGCGCGTTCTTACCGATGAGAGCAATATCGTTGATGTGGCGGTTAAAGAGATGGTGGGCAAGGAATAGGCAAGGTTATGCGCTTTACGCATGGATTCTGCGGAACTACGCGTATGCGCGGCATGTCAGGGTTAACCCTAGCAAAAGCCCCGTGCAGTGTTCTACAGTGTCCATTATGTTAAGTCGGCAGTGAGTTACGCACAGGTTATACAGAGCTGAGTCGCCGGAATGCCAGTTATCCACAGGGCTAGGCGCATAACTTGCCTTTTGCCCTGTGCATAACCCCAAAAATGGCCTAAGTAAGCGCCCACTTACAAACGAGGGGGGCGGGTAGGGCCGAGCGCCGAGGGGTCACGGTGACGGTGCCCCCACGAACATTTTTATTTTATTTTTTAGAAATATGATTTACCATTGAGCCATGCCAATTAAGCAAAGACAAAGGGCAGCGCTATGATGTACAAATACGAGCCGCAGGCGCTGCAGCAGCTAGGCATGCAGCAACAGCCGTTTGATCCGTCTGCTGGCATTGGTGAGTTTGAGCGCCGTCAGTTTCTACCCTACAACCAACCAGAGCCGTTCGACCCCTCTGCGGGGATCGGGGAGTTTGAAGCTAGACAGCTCCAACCCTACAACCAGCAAGAACCGCAGCAGCCCCAAGCCTTGCAACAGATGGGCATGCGGCAGCAGTCGTATCAGCCACTGCCCCAAATGCCAGCCATGCAACCGCTTTTGCAACAATTCAGGACGCAGCAGCGCCCGTATCAATCGCCGTTTCAGCAGCGGTCAGGCCAGATGTCACCAGACGGCGCAATGGGCAATCGATCCGGTTCGGCCTACGGCTATAGCAACAACAGTTTGACTAGCCGACTAAACAATCTAGCCCCGTTAAACATGAACGCCTTAAACTTTAGCTACTAGATGCAGACAACAAATGCCGATAAACAACGCACTCACCCCTGAAGGCCAGAACGCGCTAGGTGCTGCGTTTGGGTACTACCCGCAGTTGAGGCGCAACCGAACTATCCAAGACCCCAGACTGGCCGCTGAGATGCCGTTGCAGTTTCTGCGGGGTAGGTTGGCGGGAACGCTGGGCTTGCCATCGGATGTGGCGAACCTGGTGCGTACCCCCATGCCAATGGAGATGTACGGTGATGTGGACTATGGCCCTCAGACGCAAGTGCCCTATGGCTCGCAAGAGTTGCTAAGGACGCTGCCACTACCCCCACAAGGCCCAGCGCAGTCAGCCGCGGCCAATGTTGGTGCGGCAGTGCCATTGACGCCAATGGAGGCATTGCAAGCTGCAAGGGCGGCTAGGCAGGCTGCACTGGCTGGGGGTAGGACGTTGGGGCCGACAGCAGCAAGGATGACTGAGGGGTACTTGCAGAGGCAGGGGTTGATGCCTGGGGTGCTACCGGCCGAAGGGCGCAGTGGCATTGGTGCGTTTGATCCGAGGTATGACCCAAGGGTTCTAGAGCAGGCCAGAATGCAGGCGATGACTCGTGACGTTCGGTTAGACCCAAATGTGCAAAATGCGCCGACTGTTTCACTGGCTGATTTTGAGGGCAGGCCGTTTATTACCAGCATGGCTGATAGGACGGCAGCTGGTGGCAAGCTGGTGGGCATTGACGATGTGGCGTTTAATCGGCCAGTGGAGATGCTTGGCGGTCAAGATTTTATGTTTCGCAATCCTGGTCTGGTGTGGTCATCTGGCACGGCGCCAGCAAAGGGATTGATGAAGTATGCTGATGAAATTAAAAAAATTACTGGGCAAGACCCGTTGTATATGCCTTATCGCATGGCTCCGACTGGCGGTGATTTTGCACAAATGACTGGCGAAACCATGTTGTCCTACGCTGACGCAGCTATGGGCAAAATGCAAAAGAAAAATTTTGACAGGTCTATTAAGAAATTTATTCCTGACTGGGCTGGCGTGTCTGATCCAGCAAGTGTGGCGCAGTTTAGGGCTGCACCAGACAGCAAGCGCAAGGCCATTAAGGCAATGATGGACAGGGATTTCCGCGATGAGGGCGGGTTAAATATTGGCAGCGCTAGGCTGGCGGTGTCTGACCCAGCGCAAATGGCCGCGCAAGAGGGCGGCATTCAAAATGTAGGCAAGATATTTGCAGGCCGTCCAATACTTAAATCAACCCACCCAGCTTATCCAGGCGGGGTGCAAGGCGAAGGCATTGGCACATTGGCTGAAGACCACAATATTTTTGAATTGTTGCCAGGGGTTGTCAAGGCTCGTGGCATTCCTGACCCAAAAAATCCAAGGCCATCGGATTTACGGGCGATGCAAATGCACCCTTACGCTGGCATCGTCACCAACGAGTTGCTCAAGCGTCTTGGCTACTGAACAAAAACTTTGGATCAAAAGTGCTTGCTAGCTTTTCACTGTACCGATCAGCCAAAAATGCTTTGACTGATTCTTCTGTCACAGACTGCACGCCGGTAACAACGCAGCGCGTTTCATGCAGGCCAAGTGCCTCAAGCATTTTGGCGGGCATTTTGATGTCGGTGTTGACGATGGGTGATAGTGTCATTCCTACATTTTACCAAAACGCCAAATAAATGCAAACAACAATCTACAAGCCCGAAGACGAGCAAGAGCTAATGGCAACGCTGTGGTCACCAGCGTTGGCTGACGATCCGGAGGCGTTTGTGTTGTTTGCGTTTCCGTGGGGCAAGGAGAACACGCCGCTGGCAAATTTCAAGGGGCCAAGGAAGTGGCAGCGGGAGGTGCTGCGGGAGATCACCGCCCACATCAAGCGTCAAAAGGGGCTGGTGGATTTTGAGACGCTCAGACATGCGGTAAGTTCTGGGCGGGGTATTGGCAAGTCTGCGCTAGTGTCTTGGCTCACGATCTGGATGCTGTCTACGCGGATTGGCTCAACCACGATTATTTCGGCCAACAGCGAGTCGCAGCTTAGGGCGGTGACATGGGCCGAGATCACCAAGTGGTTGGCGATGAGTATCAATTCGCACTGGTTTGAGGTGAGCGCTACAAAGGTGGCGCCCGCCAATTGGTTGACTGAGCTGGTGGAAAAGGACTTGCGTAAGGGCACTCGGTATTGGGCGGTGGAGGGCAGGCTGTGGTCTGCTGAGAATCCAGACTCGTATGCTGGTGTGCACAATCACGATGGTGTGATGGTGATTTTTGATGAGGCGTCAGGTATTGACGACTCGATCTGGGCGGTGACTGCGGGCTTTTTTACTGAGAACACCCCGAACAGGTTGTGGCTGGCGTTTTCCAACCCTCGGCGCAATACGGGGTACTTTTACGAGTGCTTTAATTCCAAGCGGGATTTCTGGACGAACAAGGTGGTGGACGCCCGCACGGTCGAGGGCACGGACAAGGCCGTTTACCAGAACATCATTGATGAGTATGGGGCAGAGTCAAGCCAGGCGCACGTCGAGGTGTACGGCATGTTCCCGTCTGAGGGCGATGACCAGTTCATCCCTGCGGATGTGGTGGATGGTGCGATGAAGCGCGACAAGTACAAGGATCAGTCTGCGCCGATTATTATTGGGGTTGACCCTGCGCGGTTTGGCGCGGACGCTACAGTCATCGCCGTGCGGCAAGGACGCGACATTGTGAAGATCATCCGGCACCGAGGCGACGACACCATGACCGTGGTGGGGTATGTGATCGACGCCATTGAGGAATACAAGCCTACGCTGGTCGTCATCGACGAGGGCGGGCTGGGGGCGGGCATCGTGGACAGGCTCAAGGAGCAGCGCTACAAGATCAAGGGCGTAAACTTTGGCAACAAGTCCAAAAACCCGATCATGTACGGCAACATGAGGGCGCAAATGTGGGGCGACATGCGGGAATGGCTGAAGACGGCCAGTATTCCGAACGACAGGTTCTTGAAGACGGACTTAATTTCGCCTATGATGAAGCCTGATTCACGTGGAACAATCTTTTTGGAGTCGAAAAAAGACATGAAATCACGCGGTTTAGCCTCGCCAGACGCTGCGGACGCTATTGCGGTGACTTTTGCGTTTCCCGTGGCCCATCGGGGCGAGTACAATGCGCGCACAACCACCCGCCGGACGTATTCAGACACTTCGGCCAACACATCTTGGATGGGAAGCTAGATGGCAACGAAAAAAACTGTTTCTTTGTCTGTCGGACGCGGTGAAAAACTGCCCGTATCCAAGGGCGCTGGCTTGACGGCCAAAGGCCGCGAGAAATACAACGCTGCGACTGGCTCAAACCTCAAGGCGCCAGCCCCCAACCCCAAGACCAAGGCAGACCAAGGCCGCAAGGATTCATTTTGTGCAAGAATGGGCGCCGTAGCGGCCAACGCCAAAGACGGCGAACGCGCTAAAGCAGCCCTTAAACGATGGAAGTGCTAATCATGGCTACAAAACCTGGCTTGTACAGTAACATTGCAGCAAAACGCGAACGCATCAAAGA